AAAAGGTAACTCAACGTCATCCTTTCTTTTATCTCAGATGCTTTGGCTTTGGTTTTACTGGCACGGGATAGGAAGTCTTGGGTTGACATAGGGGTATGGGTAACCCTAACCAGCCATTAGACCAGTCAGGGGTAGTACCATTACTCGTCTTCGCTTTCTTCGTCAGCGTCGGTTACTACAACGTCCTTGCATGACTCGGCGAACTTGCGAATGTTAGTCACCATTGCGGTTGCGGCTTCCATGATTTCATCAGCAAGCGTATCAATGGCATCTGGGTCACTGGTTTTAAACGTGCTGTTTACTTTAGCACTAAGCTCACGGACTTCACTCTTGCTTTCACGTGCATCTTTACGGGCTTGAGCGCGGTTGGTACGTTGTTCTTTACGCTCTTCTTTAGTAGAATCAAGCTCTTCACGTAGTGTACGTTGCTCTTCAAGCAAAGTCTTTTTCTGCGCTTGGATTTCTTTCATTTTGGATTGTTTAGCGGACATAATAAATCACCTTTGGTTTGTTGGTTATCCCGGTTGTTACGGTAGCTTCACTATAATGTTACATCGGGTAAGGGTAAAGGATCTTTTCTTATTATTTGAAACCAATTTGCTTCAGCATATCTTTAGCTTCATTTATGTACCAGTTAAAATCAATGTCTTCTGGCATGGTATCTGGTAGTTTCATCAACGGTACAGCTCCGTCAGATCTTGGTACTTTGTTCCCGCTAGTGCTGTAAAATAAAGCATCTAATTCATCAGCCCCATAATACCATCTAACCGCCTTACCAATATAGCGTTCACCCTTTACAGCTCCACCGTTGACCGTTCTAATGCTTACAAACTGGCGGATGTCGGCACATGCCCGGATAGTTTCTTCAACCGCCTTACCGTCCGTTAAAAACGCCTTAACAGCGGTAGCACATATTTCGTTTGTCGGGTTACTACGCAATTGGTAAAAATGGCTACCTTGATCAGCGTAAGCTCCTTTACCTTTTGTTTCACCTTCCTTCACGGCTATGTAGTTATTAACGTCCCGGCTGTTTAGGCTAATATAGTCGTTTGGCTCCAGGTCGTACCCGGTATTTAATTCCCACTCCAGCAAAAGGTCTTCTACAAGCCCTTCTAGCGCCCTTGGTATTTTGGTTACTATGCCGTCCGTGTTGGCGCTTATAACCCTAATACCGGCTAGCTCAAGGCTCTCAGCCAGCATCAACAGACTAAGTTGCCCGGTAATAGTTACCTGCATCATAAGGTCTGGTGCGTACAAGCATGACCACTTGCTCCCTAGTTTGCCGAACGAACCATTAATTGTGATTTTAAGGCTTTCGTTTATTGCGTTCCAATATTCGTAAGCTTTGGTATCACCTCTCTTTTTGGCTTGTTTGGCTTTCTTTTTGGCTTCCAATCTCCTTTCTACGATAGCCCTGTAAATACGTAAGAACGGATCACCTAAGTGACGAGGGGTTAGTTTGTTATTAAGTATGATAAACGGGTAATAACTGGCTACGTCGTAGTCCCTGATTATATAGTTTTCATCAGATACATGACGGGCTTTCTTTTCATTGCTATGTATACCGCCTATACCGACAGTGTACTTAGTATCGCCCATATCAAATTTAAACTTGGTTTTCTTTTCAGGGAAGTTACCCTTATTCTTACCTGATTTTAAACGGTCGCTTTCTTCCATTTTAAAGTTAAACCCCATATAACCACTAGGGTCAACCGTAAAAGGTAATGAGGTATACTGGTTAAGAACCTCGTTTAAAGTATCTGTTTGAAACGCTATGTTTTCAGGCGGCCTATACCTAAACCGGGTTCCGGGGTTTATCTTTGGTCGGGTAGCCCTTATATCGTAACGCTCATCCAACTCACGCTTAATAACCGATTCGGCTATTTGTGCATCAGACTTAGAACGTAAGTCAATTTCATACTCCTTACTCATTAGGGCGCGTAGGTTAATTTCTGGTTCAATGGTTTTAAATAGTTCCTCAGTATCTACTAAGTCCAAACCGCAATAATAACGGATATCAGGTAACTGGTGTTCCTGTATTTCCTCCCAATGGTTAATCGGCATATCCATCATTTCTTTGATGTGCATACGACCAGCATAAATCTTAAGAGAAGCCTTTAGTGGAGCAACTTGTATTAAGTCAATATGATCTATTTGTAAAGCAGCAAACCCGACCTGTTTCCTTACTTGCCAAGGTTGAAGCCCTTCATCTATAATCATTTGGCTAACTTTATAAATAGAGCTGTTACTTAACCCTGCTATAGCGGCCTCAATAATTAAAGTGTCATACTTGATACCGTTGAATGTTATTACAGTATAGCTATTTAGAAGGTGTAGGATATTCTTTACATTTAATTCTGAATCGTTAAACTTTTCAAAGTAAAGAACATCCCCTGTGGATACCTTTCTAAACATGACCAATAGATAATTAGTAAGGCATTCGATATCTAATGTAACAAGTTTTTTATGATCCATACTTGCCTCTTATCTAACGCCTTTATTACCAGTGACTGTTTCCTGGCTGTTGTATTGCCCTTTAACAGCATAGCTCTGATCGCTTGGTACAGGCTCACAAGCAAAGAAAACCATTTGTCCTATCTTCATACCGGGTTTGATAAGAAGACTATGGTGCTGAGTAACATTGGTCAGCTCCAGGGTTAGCTTACTATTATTCCAACCGGGGTCGCACCAACCAGCCATTAGATGCTGAAGCCCTGAACGAGCCAAGGAGGACTTCAACTTATACTCCGCTGCTACCCAATTAGGAAGGTTAAAAGTTTCCGCTGAGCTTGCCAGAATAAACTCACCGGGGAACAATAAATAACCCTGCTCAGGTATTGTAAACTCCTTCATATTAAGTGATTCTTTTTCTTTCAGGTCAACTACAGAACCGCTCATATCAATATCTTCAACCAATATGGTATCGCCGATAGTTATATCAATGCTAGACCCGCTAATGTTAGCCGGGTCAGCGTCTATTACGTTGGCACCTACTAAAGCACACAAACCGCTATATGAAATCAATGACATGGTTTACCCCTTGAAATAAGTTGGATCTTGATTGGTGTAGCCGCTACCCGGCTCGGCGAATTTAATATCGTCAATCAACTCTGCTATTTGATCATTAGCTCGGTCGTAGGAACCACCTATTATAAGGCGGATAATACTTGCTTCCTTCGCTTCTAATTGGTTAGTGAAAAGTAAAGTTCTAGCCCTTATTAGTTTTTCAAATCTTAGACCTACTAAGGGAATCTCCCACCATTTGTTTCTAGGCATATAGATACTTCTACTTTCAGCCTTTGCCAGATAATGAGTAGCTTTAAACAAGTCCTCAATACCATTTTTATCTTGATGCCTTGATACATATTTGGTCGCGCAGGCTAACAAGTAAGGCATACGAGTATCGCATACCCAATCCCAGTGCTGATATTTTTTGCGGTAATGGCTTCCACCTATTTGCATTTCATTCACATCCATTATAACTCCTCCATTTCACGGGTGAATGCTTCTACCATCTCTGATGAAAGTTTAATAAGACCAGGATCAGGATAACCGTACATAACATTGATAATGAATTTGCGCCATTTGCGGAAGGGACGTTTAGCGTTAATCTTACCTTCTTTTACTTGTTGTATACAGTACCACATTCCACTGAGAGTATCAGCTAGTTTAAGGAAATAGGCTTCCTCCGGATGCAAGTCAAAGTGAACCCCGTTTTGCTCTTCCCAGTGGCGTTCAAGTTTGTCCAAAACGCATTTCAGTTCAGGGCTTGATTGTTTAACGGGGAATGGGATATCCCCTGTATAATACTCAGCAGCATCATGGGTTAATGCTGCCAGCAATAACTGTTTGGAACATTGGGGATATATGTGTTGCAGTATCAAAGCAACTTCCCATTCATGCTCACTGTTTTTCTGTTTATCCATACCGATACTATTATGGAACCGAACTACATTACCGCTTTGTAGGATTTTACGGATATTCATCATTTTGCCGCCCTGTTTTCAATACGTGTTGTTAGCCAACCATTAGCAGCTATTCGCCAATCATCAGCCAGGATCCACCCTGTAAAATTAGAGGCTTCTACCGGGCCGAGATTCTTGTGCATTAAATACACGGAAAGCATAGGGTTAACTAAATATTTAAAGTAATCTGATTCCCAGTAATTTGTTAATCCAACCTCATCCAATCCATAATAGTCGTAGATATTAAAGAACTGACTGAGGTCAGACTCAAAATTACCCATATCCTCATGAGCCATTATGATTGTATTGTTTACATAATCATAAGGGTTTATGTCATGTTGAAACCCTTCTAGCAGATTGCGGAAAACCTTACCTCCAGGCCCTCA